GCCGTGCAGCGCGAGATGCTGGGGCCGGGGAAATACGACCTGTACCAGAAGGGGCAGATCGGCCTGGCCGACCTGGTGGGAGTGACGCACGATCCGCAGTGGGGGACGGTGCGGTATCAACGGAGCATCAGGGAACTTAGGGCAAAACCCCCCGAGGCATCATGAGTGAACAGCGCCTTTTTGGTGTTCATGGCCCAGATCGCAGCCTCTACATTGACGACGCCTATATCGAGTCGCTTAACGCCCGCGTCGCCCACGGACACCAAGGCATGGAATTCGCCGCCGATGTAGCTCTCTGGTGGATCTTAGAGGATCACATTAGGCAGGTTCTGCACATTGAGGGCACGCCGGTGACACTGCTCTTTCTTTCCTTCGTGCGCCCGCTGCTGCCTGATGGTCGGCGACCCTGGGGGCGCTTCGCCATCTTGGTGAACGGCAGGGACGACGTGACTTTCACTAACGACCCCTGGTACTGGGAGGGGCTGACCTACCGGCCGCGTGAGGCGTCCTAGCACCCCGTTGTACACACGTGCTAGAATAGCCTGACAATCTTCAATTCAAAGCCGCGCTTGCGGCCCACGCCAGATGTAGAGCCTGGCCAACGCCCTCCAGGGAGGGGACGCTGGCTGGGCTTTTTCTTTGTACCTCAAGGAGGTCTCAATGGCCGACGATCCCACCCCCAACCCCCAACCCCCAACTCCCAACCCCCAACCCGATGTGCTTGCGGGATTGCAGCGGCTCATCGAGCGGCAGGGCGGCGAGGCGGGCCGGGTGGCCGAGCTGCTCTACCGCGAGAACCATGAGTTGCGCGAGAAGAACCGCACGCTCGCGGCCCAGGCCCCCGCGCAGGGCGCCGTGGTGCTTCAGGGCGAGCAGGCGGCGCAGTGGACGGCCTACACCGCCCTCGGCAAGGCTGAGGAGCTGAAGGCCGCCATTGAGGCCCGCAGCGCCGCCGAGGGGCGCCTGACGGCCCTGGAGCGCGAGGCCACCCTGCGCACCGTCGCCGAGGCCAGCGGTTACAAGGCATCCGTACTGGGCCAGCTGCCCGGCGCGAGCGACCTCACCTTCGCGGTGCGCGAGGTCGAGGCCGACGGGAAGAAGACCCCGACCGCCTTCGTCACGGACACGGCGGGCCAGGAGCACGCCCTGACGGCCTACGCCCAGCAGCACTGGGCCGACTTCCTGCCCGCGCTGGCCGCGTCCCAGGGGGGCACGGCAGGCCAGGGCGCGAGCTTCGTCCGCCAGGCCACCGGCGGCAGCGCGCCGAGCAGCCCAGTGGACGCCTTTATTCAGCAGAGCAACGAGCGGCGGGACAAGGCGCCCAGCCCGCTCGCCCGCAAGCCGTAATTCATCGCGCCGGGCAGGGCCGGGCGCTGCACAGGAGCAACCCCCTATGGGTCTCACAACTACCCACCTCAGCCGCGTGCGGCCCTACCTCGACGAGGAGAGCCTGGAGCGTGCTGGTGGCCACCAGATCGACTGGACGACCGTGACGCTTGCCGACGCCGACAGCAAGAAGTACCTCAAGGCCGGCACGGTGGTCGGCAAGACCGCCGCCGGGCTGCTCGTGCCACGGGGCGCCACCCAGACGATCACCGTCGTGGTGACATCCAACGTGGCCACGGCCACCCTGGTCGGCCACGGCCACAGCGTCGGCGACGTGCTGATCATCAGCGGCGCAAACCTGGCCTACGTCAACGGAACCAAGACCATCGCCAGCGTGCCGGACGCCGACACGTTCACCTTCGTGGCCACCGGCGCCAACGGGACGGCCACGGGCACGATTGTCGCTAGCCGCACGGCCATCGGCATCCTGGAGACCGACGCCGTGTATGCGAGCCATAGCGACAGCCTAAGCGGCTACAGCCTGCTCGTTGGCGGCGTGCTCTACGAGACCCTGCTGCCCGACGCCACCGGCACGCCCAAGATGCTCCCCGCCGCCTACAAGACCGAGCTGGACGCAGCGGGGTGTACCTTCAAGTACCAGACGTACGCGGATAGCCGCGTCAGCTAGGCCAGCGTCACGCCACGATAGCCCCGAAGGAGGGCCCTCCCCATGGACTTTCATTTCACTGACGCACTGCGCAGCCTGGGCCGCGACTTCGCGTTCCGCATTGTGAACGCGGCCCGGCCCGGCAGCGCCTACCTGCTGGCCTCCATCCTGCCCGAGGTGCCCATGCGCTCCTACGAGGTCAAGGACGCGGCGATGACCGTGCGCTCGGCGATGGCCGGGCTGGTCGGCATGGACTCGCCCTACCCGCCCACCGGCGCGGTGGACATCTCGACCTTCCTGGAGCGCAGCGCCAAGATCGGCAACAAGGTCGTGCTCAGCGAGCAGGCCCTGCGCTCGCTCCAGGAGATGCTGCTGTTCCTGGCGGTCTCTGGCCAGAGCACCAACGAGCGGATGGTCGAGGAGGTGCTGAACTTCACCAACGCGGTGATCGTGCAGCCGCACCTGGACACCGCCGAGTGGCTGCGCGGCCAGGCCCTGGCCACCGGCGCGATCGCCTGGACCTTCGGCGAGGTTGCGGTGAGCGTGGACTACGGCATCCCGGCGGGCAATAAGCTCACCGCGCGCACCGGCAACGATAAGTACTCGGGCAGCAGCAGCAAGTTCTGGACGGATATCCGGGCGCAGAACCGGGCGCTGCGCGGCTCATCGCGGATCATCCGCATCGCCCACCCCGACCTGGTCGATGACATCGTCTACAACGAGGTCAACACCATTCAGGTGGTGGCCATGACCGACAGCCAGGTGACAGTGCGGCGCATGATCAGCCAGAACGGCGTGAATACGCCCAGCAGCGACGCCCGCGACACCATTGATATCATCAAGTACGGCCTGGAGTCGGAGGTGATCAACCCGACCGACAGCAGCACGACCACGCTGGTGCCCTTCTGGCCCAAGACCAGGCTGGCGGCGATCGGCACGGCGGTGAACCGGGCCTACGTGGTGGGCGCGGGCTCGCGCGAGCCGCAGGAGTTCGAGCTGGGCCACACCCATCTCGCGCCGACCGTGGAGGCCAGCGGCGCGCCCGGGCGCTGGAGTCGGGTCTACACGCCTGATGATAAGCCCTGGCAGCTCGTGGGTGAGGGTGTGACGAACTTGCTGCCGGTGATCAACGCCCACTCGGTGGGCCGGATCGTGATCGCCACCAGCGACCTGAGCGCGTAGAGGAGCCGCCGATGTTCACCTTCGACCCGGCCCTGTCCGCGCCGCGCGACTGGCTGCGCGCCGACTTGGGCGACACCGACGAGGCGACGGCCATCCTCAGCGACGCGCAGATCGCGGCGGTGCTGGCGGCCGAGGGCGGCGACCGGCACGCGGCCAAGCTCTGCCTGGCCGCGCAGTGCGTGGCCGCGATCGTGCGCGACCCGATTAAGGTGGACGCCGCCGGCGAAGTGACCGACTACAGCGACCGCCTGAAAGCCCTGGAGCCCCTGGCGGCGCAGTGGCGGGTCCTAGAGGCGCAGCGGGCCGCCGCGGCCACCGTGACGCCCAGCCAGGCCCGCCAGACCTCGGTGAGCGTGCGCGCCAGGGGAACGTGGTGATGCTCAGCCCACGCGCCATCGCGCTGCGCGCCCGCGCCGTGGCCCAGCGTATCGGGAGCAGCACCGTGGTGCTACGGCGTGGCAGCAGCACCACCCTGGCCGCGCAGCCGGGGCTAGTGGTGCTGGCGAATACGCAGGCCAGCGAGCGGCGCGGCGAGGCCAGCCGGGCCGCGCAGAACCGCGCCGAGCTGTGGGGCCTGCCCACCCTCAACGTGGCGGTGGGCGATCGGCTCACCGCAGGAGGCGTGGCCTTCCGCGTCGTCTTCGTGCGCCCCGACCGCGCGGCGTACACCGTGGCCGACCTGGAGACCGAGTCATGAGCTTCCGCTGGACACGCAGGCCCACCGAGCTACCCATCGCCGCGCGCATCGCCCGGCTGGAGGCCGACGTGGATCGGGTCGCCCGCACGTCGGCTCTGGCGATGGAGGCTCTAGCGCGCACCAACGCGCCCTGGCAGGACGATACCGGCGCGGCGCGCAACGGCCTGCGCGGGTTTGTCGTGCGCGACGGCGACCGCATCCGCATCATCCTGGCCCACAGCGTGGACTACGGGCCGTTTCTGGAGCTGGCCAGGGGCGGTAAGTACGCCGTGATCTGGCCGACGATCGAGCAGGAGCTGCCGCAGCTCAAGGCGGCGCTGGCGGGACTGCTGCGATGATTAACGCCATCCTCGCCGCCCTCACCGCCGACACGCCCCTGGCCGCCCTGCTGCCCGGCGGCCTCCACGATGGGCGCGCCGTCGGCGAGGTGGCCCGCGAGACCACGCCCAGCGCCTTCGATGGCTTCGGCGAGCTGCTCGCCTGCGGGCTGCTTCAGCCGGGGACGGATGTGGCCTCGGGGCCGCTGCCCACCTCTAGCCGCCTGAGCGTGACGATCTACCTCTACGAGCGGGCGGGCACGGCGAAGATCGAGCCGGCCCGCCTGCGCATCTACGCGCTGCTGCACCAGGCCATGCTTCGGCCGGCCAGCGGCGGGGCCTGGGAGCTGGGCCACGTCGACGACCTGCTGGGCCGGCGCGACGACGCCCTGCGCAGCGCGCTGATCCTCTGCCGCTACCGTGTCTTCATCAGGAAAGGCTAATTCCATGACCCTCTCTGGGAACGCATTCCCCTTCGGCCTGCGCCAGCTGAAGATCAAGTCGCGCAGCTCCGCCACCTCGGCGATCCTCGACGCCGCCCAGACGCTCAAGTTCACCGAGCGCGTGGTAAGCAACGAGCTGAAGGGCAACGACCGCGTGGTCGTCTCCTCCTCGTTCGTCGAGGCCGTGGAGTTCGAGATGGGCGCGGGCGGGCTGCCGCTCGAGGCCTACGCGATCATGAGTGGGCGCACCCTGGCCGGCGCCGGCAGCGGCACGACCGAGACGACCACGATGAGCATCAAGGCCGGCGACTCCTTCCCCTGGTTCACGCTCTACGGCAAGAGCATGGGCGACGGCGCCGACGATGTCCACGTGAAGCTCTACAAGTGCAAGCTGACCGGCGGGATCGACGGCGAGTACAAGGGCAACGACTTCTTCGTCTCCAAGCTCAAGGGCATCGCGGTCGAGGATGACGCCACGGTGACACAGACGCTCACCGACATCGACGTGGCCAGCAATATCGCCACGGCCGCCTGTGTGGCGCACGGCTACACGGCGGGCAGCGAGGTGGTGATCGCGGGGGCGGCGGCCAGCTACATCAACGGGGTGAAGACGGTGATCAGCGCCACAGCCGACGCCTTCACCTTCATGGCCATCGGCGCAAACGTGACTAACAACACCGGCACGGCCAGCACCGGCTACGGCACCATCGCCGACATCGTGCGCAACGAGACCGCCGCCGCGCTGCCGTAATCCACGATAGACCGTAGAGACGCCCCGCCGGAGCGTCTCTACCGAGGAATATCCCCATGGCGAACGATCTCGCTGCGTGGCGCGCGTCGCGCCGCACGACCATGACCCTGCCCGCGTCAGGCCTGGAGGTTACGCTGAAGCGCGTCGCGGTCGAGGATCTGGCGGGGCGCGGGTCGATCCCCACGCCGCTCTACGGCCAGGTGCAGGCGCTGATGGCCGCAGGCGCCGGCGCCGCGGCGCCGGCGCTCGACCTCGCCAGCTTCCCCGACTATGTGGTCCTGATCGACCTGGTAGTATCGGCCGCGCTGATCGAGCCGGCGGTGGCCGAGGTGGCCGACGAGACCCACATCACGATCGACGAGCTGCCGCTCGGCGACCGGATCGTGATCTTCAACTGGGCGCAGGGGGTGCCCGCCGCCCTGGTCACGTTTCCTGGCGACCAAGCCGGACCAGGTGCGGGCGCTGCACCTGGTGGCGAC